TGAACTTGTCGAAATCTTTGAAGCCACTCGCCATCCACTCGCCCCAAGCGTCAGCGACGTCATTGACCAGAGGCAGTTGATCCGCGAGGCCGTCATTGAGCTTGTCGAGTTGCTTGTTGTAGGCGCCATCCGACAGACCCGCATCCAAAAGACCGTTCAGCGTTGCCAGCTCAGAGTTATATTTCTTCACCGGGTCAGCATCGAGCTCCATGCGCTCAAGCTCATCAGCCAGATCCTTGGCCGACTTAGCCGCCTTGCTCAGCCCACCGGCCGCGCCACCCGTCTTGCTGCCGCCGCCCGCAGCTGTACCCACTGCATTGAGCGCGGAAACCTTGTCCGAATAGGCTTTGTTGAGGTTCTGGACGTTGGTGTATTCCTCGACCTGACGATTGATCAGGCCAGAAATATAGACGTCCTCGGCGACGTTCGCCGCATCTGCCAAGCCGTATTGCTGTTCAAGCTCTTTGCGATAGCCCTCAGCGCCCGCCGTGATCACCCCATAGCCAGAGTCGATCGCGTTGATCTGAGCGGTCAGCTGGGCCGCACGGTTCTGGAACCCTTGGATCCCGGCAGGGGCCGCCGCGAGGTTATTCGCAACCTGCATGGCCGCGCTGGCCGCCGCTGATAGCTGGCTGGCAAGACGACCGGCGGCCGTGCCTGCGGAAAAGGCAGACTCGCCGACGCGGTTCATCGAATCCACGACGTCCTCGGTATTCTCGCCAAGCAGGACCGTTTCGCCAGAAGCATCCCTGAGATAGGCTTTGAGCAGATCCAGCTCAGCGACAGCCTTATCGTATTCAGGGCCGACAAGCCCGGCCGCTTCCACGATCTCAGTCTGCACAGCAACCGCCGTTTGCAGTTTACCGATCCAGTCCTGATAGCTCGCCAGATCCTCGTCAGACATGCCCATGCCGGAACTGATCAGGTTCTGGTAGGTGCTGATCACGTCACGCGCCTGCCCGGCGGTATTCGCGGCTTGCAGATACCTCTCCGACAGCATCGACTGAGCGACAGCCTCTTGGCGGGCGACATCGATCGCACGCAGGCTGGTTTCGATCAGCGCAATTTTCGACCCGAGCACGTCATAGGACACCTTGCCCATCTCAAGCAGGCGGTTCGATAGCTGCAAAGCCTGCCGCGCCTCTTGGTTCATAGCGTCAGCAGCTGCGATGACAGCCGCTTCGATAGGATCATGCTTCGTGAAGAACTCGGACACCGCAGCCGTTAGGGCGGTCAACTCACGCGCAAAGCCCGTTACGACCACCAGAGCGCCCCGGATGATATAGGTCAGACCAGCTTCGCCCAGCGCGATCGCAAGCCCCTCGAGCGCAGACTTTGCCGCCAAGGCATCACCCGCGAGATTGTCGCGCATGATTGCCGCCATCTCGGATGCCGCGCCTTTGGTGTCCCGCAATTCGTCGCCGAAATCGCTGACCCGATCGCCCGCATCGATCAGCACAAGTGCGCCAGACGCCGCCTCTCGACCAAACAGCGTCATCGCATCGGCCGTGTTGATGCCTGCCGCTCCGAGCGCCTGCATTGCCCCGGCCAGACCATGCGTCTGAGGATCGATGTCAGCCGCCGTCAGGCCGTAGCTCTTGAGCACATCGCGGGCTTGGGTGGTAGGGCCAGCCAAAGAGGCCATAACGCCCCTCAGCGCCGTGCCTGCACGCGAGCCTTGGATACCTGCATCGGACAGGATGCCGATCGCTGCGGCCGTATCTGCCAGATCGATCTCAAGGGCCGCCGCGATAGGGGCAACGGTCGACATCGCAGATCCGAGCTGAGACACGTCAGTATTCGCGCGGGATGCAGCTGCAGCAAGCACGTCGCTGACAACGGACGCATTTTCAGCTGCAATGCCAAAACCGGACATGATGTTGGACGCCGTATCAGCCGCTTGACCAAGGCCAAGGCCGGCGGCCGTCGCAAGATCCAGAACAGCTGGCAAGGCTTTGATGCTTTCGGTCGCCGTGAAACCGGCCATGCCGAGGAATTTCAAACCATCAGCCGCTTGCGCCGCGCTGAACTCGGTTGTGGATCCAAGCTCCTTAGCGATGTCGCGCATACTCTCCAGCTCGCTGGCCGTGGCGCGCGTGATTGCCGCGACCTGAGACATCGAGCTTTCAAATTCACGGATCACGCTCACCGCCGCCCCGAGAGACGCCATAGCGCCGACGGCGGCCCCAACCGCCAGCGCCATGCCACCAAAGGCTTTCTTTGCAACGCCAGCCGCGCCTGCGGCTTTCTTGCCGGATCCCGAAAAACCATCCAATTCGCGATTGGCTTGGCGGATCTGTCTGGAGTCGACCTCAAGTCCCAGCTCTGCAACGTCTCTCATCGTTTAATCCCTTTCCCAAGGTGGTATTGAAAGTGGCAGTTTTCCCTCATCGAACCCAGCTTTGAAGGCCGCGCAGATTTTCGCGACCAGCGCCGCCTCTTGCCAAGTTTCGATAGGTGAGCCCGGCATACCGACTGCCGGGAGGATCTGGGAAAGCGGGATTGCGACCATGTCGCCCATTCCCGCTGGGGCCAGAAAGCCCAGATCCCTTGCCGCCTTGTATAGCCCGAAACCGTCTTTGATCTCGGGCCATACTGGTTTTTTGCCCAGCTTGATCAGATGCACAGCGCGATTGAAGGGCATGCGCTGCACATCCTTGCCGGTATCCATCTCCGCATGAGAGGACAGCCAGCCGATCGTAAAAGCGGCGTCGATTAACTCTCGGCTACGGGTCGCTTCCAGTGCGACTTCTTGCCCAAAAAAGTGTCAGCCTTCGCCCTTATCCAAGCGCGGTTTTTGAACAGCTTGAGCGCATTGTTGCGCGAGAACTCCAGAACTTCCGGCTCGGCGTCCTCGTCGTCCAACTTGTCCGTCTCGAGATAGGTGATGTTGCGCCATCCCGTCACCAGATCCGCATAGAACTCGGCCTGCACGGCTTCGTTCTTGGTTGCCAGCTCAAGAATCTCCTCGGCGCTCATATCCTTTGAGGATCTGCTTTCGCCATCCTTGCGGTTCATGGCCTTGACCATGCGCGTGCCAGCCTTGCGGCCGGTCAGGCTTTCGACGCCAAGAAAATCAATCTCGATCTTCTCGCCGTTCAGGAAAAGCCCCTCGTTATCGTAGGGGTCAGTCAGGTGCATCGTCGCGCTGCGCTCGGCGTCGTTGCGGGTATCAATTCGGGCCATATCCATTTGGCGTACTCCATAAGGTTTCTGGTTTCATAGAAAGGGATGCCGGTGAAACCAACCCCGGCACCCCCCCTCTCACCCTGCGCTTAGAGTGGTGGAACTCCGCGCGCCGGATCTCTTAGGTGGTGACGCGAACCGTGCCGGTCTGGCCGCGGATCGTGAAAGACGCACCTTTGAACGAATTGGGCGTGCGCTCATTGTCGCGGTAATTCGCGATGACGCCCTGAAAGTAAACATCTTCGCCGTCTGCATCGGTGACGCCGAAGCTGATTGTGGTGTTGTTGTTCGCATTGTCGCGGATCAGGGTCTGACCCGTATCCGTGTTATCGACCTCGACCGTCACAGCGATTTCGCCCAGATCCTTCACGCCGTTGACGTGAGATTTCCGGCCCGGCTTGAGAAGGTCAAAGCTGACATCCTCAGACGTGTCGCCGATTTCGCCAATGGTCAGGATCTTGCCGACCTCGACCAGCGTAAGGGCTGTGTAGCCCGACATATCCTCGGTCGCAGGAGCGCCTGCGAAAGCGCTCAGTGTTGAGCCAACGTAAGTAATAGACATTTTGAAACTCCTATGCCTCTGGATGATCCCGGCGTTCACCCGCATAGGGGAACCGCCTCGCCGGGTAAGGCGGTATTCAGGTGGCTGTGGCCGCGTATCTCAGCGCGACTGGTAGCCGGTATGCTGTATCGTCTGGGTAGGCCGCCACGTCAGCGCTTGGCGCCTGCGTGATCGTCACTACCCCAGACAGGATAACAAGTCTCAGGGTCTTGGGCATTAAGAGGCGAATGGCGTCGTAGATGTCGAGCCCCGCATCCTCGCCCAGTCCCTTTTCAGTGCAGATGACGATGTTCATCGTGCCGACCTCGCGATCGATGTCGCCGTTCAGCGACTCGTCATCATTGATCCTCGAGCTGAACACGACCTCAAGGCGCGGGAGGGTCGAGGTATCGAAATTGATATTCGGCCAAGCCTCAGAAGCCAGATTGCCCGTTGCCAGTTTGGCCTTGAGCGCGTTCGAGATGTCCTTGCGGTTCATGGGATCATTGCTTTCGCTCTTGTGACGGCCTTGCTGACATATCCCGGCCATTTGCCTGCCGCGACATCGCGCCAGAAAGTGCCGGGATAGCCGTTGAAGCCGTAATGAATTGGCCGGGCATAGGGCGCGTTACCACCACCCCAGCCAAATGTCGCCAGATCGCCGCCTCTCATCGCGCCGACGACCAGTGTGTAGCTGCCCCGCCCGGTCCCGCTCAGCGGCGTGGATCCGTAGAGGGTCGATTGCAGGGAGCCTGCCAGCGCGCCGAAATCTCTCGGGATCGCGCCCCGTTTCGGACTGCCGCCGCGTGCGATACCCGGCACGACCTCGATCCCATTCATCAGATCGTTCGTGGCTTGCTTGACGATTGCATCCAGCCGCCGCCGGGTTTTCCCCGTCCAAGCGTCCAGATCTGCCATTGAGTAGCGGGTCATGCGGCCTCCTCGAACTCTGCGGCCTGCGCGATCCAGTCGATGTCGATCCGTTTGAAGCACCGGCAGTTGATGATTTCCTTGGCCGGTGCGCCCAGCGATCGATCGCCGGGATAATTCATCAGGTAGCCGTCGCCGGTCACGAAAGGATCGCCGCGCTGGCGCACTTGACCATCCATCGCCGCGTGACTGTCGCGGGTGAATTTATCGTTTGAAGCGTCCCAGCTCTCGCTCACGTTATTGGTCGACAGCTTGCCACCATCGAGCAGCTGAGCCATCCCCTCATCCTGCGCCGCGTGCACGCTGCCCAGAAGCTCGGTCCGGGCAATCATCTCGCCGCGCATACGCAGCATTTTGTTTTCCATCCCGGTCAGGATCTTGCCCGCTTTATCCGTCGGGATCCGTTTGCCGTCCCGCATCGCGCGCTGGATCGTGCGATCGAAAGTCTTATTCCGGCTTTCACGATTGAGGTAGTTGCGCATCAGCGCCCGACCCTCTGCGGTTGTCGGATCTGCGCCCAGCTCGGCCATCGCATTTTTGCGGTCGGTGATCTGGCCGCGATGCAGGCCGATCATTCCGCCCTCGCGCTTGCCGGTTGCCCGATTGATACGGCCCACCAGATTGAGCGCTGCGGTTCTCGGTGACGTGCCTTCCGCAAAGCCGCGCGTCAACTCGGCGGCGACGTTCTCGCGGATCTCCTCGATCACACCTTTCGGCCCGGTGATCAGCTTGGACGACTGCGTGCGCAGCCATTGCTCAGCGCGGGGGTTGGCCGCATCGAACATTGCCGTGACCTGAGCGCCCGCCGCGCCCGCCTGCGCCATCCATGTTGCCATGACGATGTCGCCGGCTTCTTGGTAGGCGGCCGTCAAGCCGCGATCCAAAGCCGAGAAATAAGCGCGCTCGAGATTGAGCAGGGCCATGACGCGCTCCGTGTTGCCGCTCTCGATCGCCTGCACCAAGAGATTGAGCTGCACGTCGCTTTTGACCGTGGCGATGCTCTCAAGGAAAGCCCGGCGCACACCCGGCTCAAGACGGTCTGCAATGTCGTTCAGGGTTTCACGTTTTGCCATTGGTCTACCGTTTCAAGTTATTGGCCCAGATCACCCACGCCGAGATCCTGACCATCATGTGAAAAGCTCCGAGATGAAATGCGGTCTGGCAGGCGC